ATCAATCTATAGTTGGTGGTTTTTACGATAGGGAGCGTGTAATTTTTGCACAGTGGTTTAGAAACAATCCTATACCACCACAGCCTGCAGTTAAAACACTTGCGCCTGTGTCTAGTGTAAAAAAGCGAATCTTAATCGCCATACCTACTGCACGCAACATAGAAGTAGAAACGTTTAAGAGCATCTATGATCTTGTAGTCCCAGAAGGATATGAAACCACTTTCCAATATTTTTATGGGTATCAGATTGATCAGATAAGAAACTTGATTGCCGATTGGGCTGTGCGTGGATTTGACTATTTGTTTAGTGTGGATAGTGATATTGCATTTGCTCCTGACACGCTACAAAAATTGCTGGCACATGATAGGGACCTAGTGTCAGGGTTGTATATACAACGTAAGCCAGGACAGCATATTCTAGAAGTTTATGAAGGAAATGGTCGTGGCGGTGTCACCAATATTCCCTATGACAAAATTCGCAACAAGGGATTAGTGCAGATTGCCAGTTGTGGATTTGGCTGTGCATTAGTTAAATCTCACGTGTTGCGCACTGTTGGTTATCCTCAATTTAAGTATCACAGTGCATTAGATCACAAAAACACGATATCTGAAGATGTAGACTTCTGTCGCAAAGCAACAACAGCAGGGTTTACGATCTGGGCAGACACCAGTGTGTTATGTAGACATATTGGTTCTAATACTTTTACGGTGGAGTGATGCAGACTTGGCAGTGGCTTCTGCTGCTGTCAATTTTTGCACTATATCTTTTTTACTTAGAGTCCTAACTATACCTGGGTGCAGAGGTCTTGGTGCTGCACGTAAAGGTAACCATGCATAGCCCTGATGTTCGTGATTTAAAAGAGGTACGAATTCATCATCTACGGCAATATAGTAGGTATGGTATACAAAGCGTGCATTGTCGCTGGTGAATATTTCCACTGGAACAAAATTGGGATCTAAAATTGTTCCGCCTAATTCTTCTTTTATTTCTCTCACCAGTGCAGTGACTGCATCTTCCCCAGCATCAAGTTTACCACCAGGTAGACCCCACGTGTCTGGCCATCTGGCACCTGTGCGTAATAGGAATAGGTATCTTCCTGTGGTTGTAGACTGTATAAGTGCACCTACGCCTGCTGTCAGGGCACGAAACTCCAGGCTGTGGCTCCATAACGGCCTTCTACTGATTTGCTCCATTGTTGATCTTTCCACTTGTATTGAATGCTGGTGTGCAAGTTCGTAATGTATTTAACGTCTGAAGTTGCCTGACTATCAAAAGCCACGGTCCAATTTGTCCCAGTGAATTCAATTATATCATTAGCACGAGCGATCAACTTAGGATAGCCAAATCTATCCCATAACTGTGCTCCTGGATCATCCTCAGCGCCTATATCTGAAAGTATCAAATATCTGGTTCCCTGTTGTGGGTTTGTCAAGTTTGCATCAACTGTGACATTCTTAGGGTCTATTATAGCATTTACTGGTGTTAAATTATTAGCGGGTAGTGTGTCTACCAATGGTGTAAACAATAATAAACTTGGATCAGTTGGATGATACGCAACTGTCCCCACAATGATAACATCATCTTGTATAAGTCTAATTTGGCTGATACCGTTAGTTAGTGTTCCAAAATTCTTGATTAGGTCTGCCCAATTGCCCTGGGCGACAGTAAAATTATCGCTAGGACTAAAAACTGTTTGATTTGCTGATGGGAATAACTTTAGTGTGTTGCCTATATACAGTAAATTATGGTCTGCTGGGCTATACGCATGTCTAGCCAACAGCGTTGACCCTTCCATGTCAAATGTGCCTTCTACCTTGTTAATAGTGCCCTCAGAGTCCCATAAACCAGAGACTATACGCTGTATTACGCCCATACGTTTTACTTTAGCGGGTGCAGAAAGCCAAATTGGTATATCAAAACTTAGAGTGGCGACGTCAATGGCATCTTCAGTGCCCATGGGTATAGTTCTACTGGTAAAACTAGTGTTAGTCAGTATTACATAGGTCAGACTGGTCCAGTCAACATAGTTATCAGTGCTTTGTATTTCTAAACTTGGGTTAAACAATACACTTATTTGTTCTAATAATTGTAGTTTTTGCTCAGTATTACTTGTCCAGATGTCACACTTGAGAGATAATATGTAAGGCACTGGCATCAAGCGTTCTACAGTAATCAAATCACCCTGTTCAGAAGTATATGCACCCTGAGAATCTCTTGCTCGTTCTCGTATAAAAACTTTACTAACATGATAAGGCTCTTGCATTCTCGACTGGTCATATTTCAGTCCATCAATATATACACTCATTGCTGGCACAGTGGGCAGACTGTTTTCACTGTTATTACGTAGTATAGTAGCCGCCTGCCTACTGCTATCGCCATAATATATCGGAACTTGCAACAACGCACGTGTGCCAGGTGCAGACCCACTGACTTCAACTTGAAAATTGTTTAATAGACGTATAAATTGTTGAAGGAATCTGCGTATTTGTCCGCTGTAAAAGTAAGAACTCATGTTTAATTATCCGGTCTAATTTTTAGTATATCATTTATATTTTGTTTTTCAGCAATAACTCTGCCACCAACACCAGTAAATGTATTATTATTGTTTATAAAACTATTACGTAGAGTTAGGTTTTCGTTACTGCCATGTGTTAGGTTAGTACGTACATTGTCTTCAATCTTAGTCCAACGACGTCCGTCATATCTAAATAATCTATTGGGAACATAATCAGTGCGTAAACAATAATCTCCAACACTAGCATTTGCAGGGAAACTAATTCCAGCAACTACGGGTAATCCATTAGGTGCTATACCGTCGCCGGTTAGATACCCATGTGTAGTATAGTCCGGAGCAGCATCTTCTGGCATATTGTGAAATATAGGTGTAGTATCGTAACCACTTTTAGGAACATCACTTTCAGCCTGCTCAACAATAGCATTGTTTATGTTGATATATTGATCATAGGTACTAAGAATATCTTTAATTGAACTATTAGAATCTTCCGAGGCTTTAATGTTATTCAATATGTCTTTATACTCCTGGCTATCTACTAGTGGATTTATTTTACAACGCCATAAATGTGGCCACCATGTTGGGCTAAAACCTTCTGATGCTCTTGACGTGTCACCAATGACATAATATCTTTTTAATGCAGCAGGTAATCCTACATCCAATGTTTCATAATCTTTTAAATGGACTAATTCAATAACGTCACCATTTAGTAATTTTCTACCTAGAGTATTGATCATATCATTGATATGAAATACTATAAATAGAGTTCCAGTTTGTAAAAATAGTCCGAATTGACTTAGATCAAAGTCATTGTCAGTGACTTGATATATACCTCTTAAATGATATACACTAGTATCATATTTGCGATCTCTATTTTCTAGAAATAACAAGTCTTGTATATTTTTTTCACTTTGGTTAGTATAATTTGGTTTTGTTGCATCATTGCTAGGACCAGTATTGGCTGGACCTAGATACTTGTGTACCATTATACTAGTACCACCCATGGTAAACATTTCTGATATTCTACGATCAAAAAACTTATAATCGTTGGTATGTTTACCATCTTTCCATAAACTTAATCTAGGCAAGATTATCTCCAAATATGTTTAAATATTTAGTGTAAATAAACTTGTCCCCAGCATTGTAGTGAAAAAACAACAGTGGAACCACTTGCGTTTTATTCACAGACTGCTATAATGAACTTCTGTTTTACAGGAAGAGTGACAAATGCCTAAAGTGAAAGAAAAGAAGCCTGCTGCTGCAAAGAGCACTACTGAAAAGCGTGTGCGTTCAGTTAGTCCTCTGTCGCTTGATGAAAAGTTCATGGGCACTGAACCCGTGTGGGACACTGCAGCCGCTGAGACATACGACGAAGCCACTTTCAACTCTAAGATGCGTAAGAGTCTGAATTGGTACAATTACTTTTATACGTCGAAGACTACTAAGAAGTATGTGCTTGAGTGGGCTCGTAAAAACACTGATATTGATGCAAAGACGTTGACTGCGTTTGATCGCACTGCGGACAAATTTACGTCCATGACTGCGTGTGGCTTGGTCATGGCACATCGTCGTGGTATGCCTTTCCGTAAACAGCATATTGACTTCCTTATCAATCATATCAATGAAGTTGTCAAGAAGTCTGCTATTTTTGATACACCGGTGGCTGAGGCAGTGATTGTTAAGCCTGAGGCTGTAGTGAGCATTCAAGACAGGCTTAACGAGAAACTCAGTGAGTATATCGGTGAACTTGAGGGTCGTTTTGACGATGCTGTAACTAAGAAAGCATCCAGTGCCAATGCTATTGAACTTATGAAGTCGTTGAATGTTCCGCAGGCTCTGGTACGACGCATTCGTGCACATTTTGAACAAAAATTGGAACAGTTTCGTGAACTTCAGACAAGTAAGGATGCATATGTAAAAGAGTCCTATCGTCAGTTCAAGACTGCTGACTGGCGTAGGGTTATTACTTGGCTTGAAGGTTTGTTGCAAGACTGTGACGCCTACGGACAAGTAAAGAAGGCTGCTCGTAAGCCACGTGCACCCAAGGCTGTCAGTCGTGAAAAGATCGTCAGCAAACTCAAGTTCCTCAAGGAAGATACTACATTGAAGATTGTCAGTATCAAGCCTACAGACATCATTGGTGCTAAAGAATTCTGGTGTTTCAACACTCAGACGCGCAAACTCTGTAGG